CATGATTAAGATTGTGCAGCGCAAGACTAAGGTAAGCATCGAATGCAGTCACGCAGACTGGGGTTTTCTCGAATGGTGCTTAGAAGAGGGGCTATTGGCTTGGGTAGATGTCGAAGACGAAGAAACCGACAACCCAACAGGCTTAGACTCTGCTCTGAGGGCATGGAAGAGAAACGGCAGACCCTGTTCGGTGGCAGAGATACCAGTAATCAACAGGAAGGAGGACTAGCCATGTTCATCATTGTGACCACGCTGGAGTTTAGCCGCAGTCATGGCGGGCCTAGCTACAAGGACAACTACGAACTGGCCGACACATTGGAGGAAGCACAGGCCATCATCGCCAAGCGCAAGCGTCAAGACTATGTGCCGGGTGAATACAGCCTGTATTGCTGGGCCATCAGCGAGGTGGTGGACGCATCAGAGCCACACTGGATAGAGAAGAAAGAAAACTGGGGGTCGGACAAGTGACAGCGCAAGACCTGAAACACCGCAGAGAAATGCTGGGCCACACACAGCAGAGTTTCGCGCAGCTTCTGGGGCTGGCTAGGCGCACCGTCCAGTATTACGAAAGCGGAGAACATGACATTCCGCGTACTGTAGAACTGGCGCTGCAAGCGTTGGAACTGGAACAAAAATAATTCTAAAAAAATCTCTGGCAATGTCATTGCTTAAGCAATGTCATTGCTGGAGCAGTACTGCAACAGCAATGACTAAGCAATGTTTGTTTTTATTAGAAGTGTTTGGTTGCATCTGCATCGGCATTGACAATTCAGCGGCACTGTCAATGCCTCAACATTCCTGCCGCGCTGCAATGAGGTAACTCAAATAGCATGAATTTAACCGTCTGTAAAGAGGAGGACACGGACAATGGAAATCATCACTAGACAGGAAGCCATAGCGCAGGGATTGCGCCGTTACTTCACTGGCAAGCCATGCAAACATGGGCATGTTGCCGAAAGGTCCACACATAAACGCAGGTGCGTGGGCTGCGCTGCTGCCGATAGCAAGGCGCGTTACCACGCCAAATTGAAACATGACCCAGGCTTTATGGCGGAGGCGCGGCAAAGGGCCGCCGCATGGTTTCATGACAACCACGACCATGCGCTACAAACCCGGAAAGACAACTACCTTGCCAACCGGGACGCGCGAAAAGAGCAAAAAAAGGCCTATTATTGCGAGAACAAACACATATTCATGGAGTCTTCCGCAGCGAGGAAGGCCAGAGTAAGGAGAGCAACCCCACCTTGGTGTGACCGGTCTGCCATCGCCGCCGTGTATAAAGTGCGCGTCCAGAAAACTAAACAAACCGGGGTCGAGCATCACGTTGACCACATCGTGCCGCTGCTGGGCAGGAATGTGTGCGGGCTGCATGTACCGTGGAATCTGCAAGTGATTACCGCAGAAGAAAACCTAGCCAAGAACAACAAGATGCCGGAGGAGTTTTACGGGCCGGACCACACACCGCCGACATGGCAAGGGGGCGATTAGCAATATCCCCCCACTTAATGCTAGACTGGCAGAGAAAGGAGCGTTGCCATGTTCAAGACGCTCGTGATGCTCTGCGCCATAGCACAGCCGAACCAGTGCGTGCTGTTTGAAGACACGACAGGGCCGCAAGAAACAATGCAAGACTGCTACCAGCGGGCAGTGGAAATGGAAAAGGGGCTTGCGCCCCTCTTCCCTGTTCCGATGATGGCTAGGTTCAAGTGCGAGAAGCTGAACGGCGCTTAGGCCGCTTGTTGATTCCCTTCTTCCGCCTGTTCCAGAACGGTTGCTGCGCCGCCGTTGGCTTTACCTTGCGCTGATAAGTACCTTTTGGTGGCGGTGTTGCTTTAGGCGGAGCCGTTACCTCTGACAACAGGTTGCGAAACTCCTCTAGGGTCATTTGGTCTGCGGTCTTCATCTGTCAATCCCTCCCTGACAATCATGCACCAAGTATCAAAGCTAACCGTGGCTACGTCGTCCTTACCCCAATAGTCAGGGTTGATGGCCGACAGAAACACCACGCAGCGGACAGGCTGGCGGTCGAACTTGTAAATTAAAACGGGCTCACACATGGCAGCATCCGCAGCCTTGGTCACTTGCGCCCACCATTCATCTCTGTATGTCGAGCCCGAGGCGTAGCGTTTACACTCTATGACCCAGCCAGGCACCCCAATCAGGTCGCCACGGTCGCCGCTTCTGTATTGCTCAAGGTCTCGTTTCGCATCGAAGCCCAGAGAACTGTGGCACATGCGGGCCACGTCGCGCTCGAACTGAGCGCCTTTTGCACGTCCATTGGTCATCCCGTACACTCCCCGTGGCTTGCTTGGCAGAAATAGCCTTCCTCATCAAAAATCCAATCCTGCTGGCGCTGCACAAAGTCAACAAACTCCGCAAGGTTTCTGCCTTGTCGGAAGGTTGCGCCTGTCATTTCTTCCATCCGCATCCACCATTCAGCCTTGTCGGGATGCTCACGGGCCATAGCCGCTAGGATGGATTCGCTTTTAAGGAAGCAAAAATCGCAGTTACCTTTTGGCGTGGAGCCAGAGTCATTAGAAAGCCCCAAGTCAAATGGCTGAGATTTCCAGAAAGACACGATGTCACGCTGCGTCACCCCATCCGCGACCATTGGATACCAATATGACCAGCGGTCTTTGCTGTCAGCTTTGGCTCTGTGCGCCTCGTCAGCCCGCATCCCAACAGCCGCCGTCCACTTGTCCCAGCCAAGCCCCTTGGTCAGGTAACGCTTCATAGGAAGAATCTTTAATTCTGTGGTGCAGAATCTAGCGGCAATGTTGGGGAGGTACTTCTTGGCTTGGATAAGAACCTCAAAGGGCTCACCAAACATGCTGTAACTGTTGTGATTGACCACCTTGTAGCCAACCCTGCCGCCTGGCCTGTCGTACTCAACCCATATAACCTTGACGCCCCACCTGTCAGCACATTCTTGCACAAAGTCCAGCGTTTCGGGCATCTCCCGGCCAGTGTTGGCAAACATTACCTGAACACGGCCCGGCAAGTCTCCGTTGGCCTCCAAGATTTTATGCAACATGAACGCACTGGTGCGCCCGCCACTAAAACTTATCTGCACGTTGCCTTCTGGCAGCTTGTAAGGATTCCCATCCACATCCTTGCTCCACAACACATAGCCTTTGGCACGTCCATTGGTCATGGCTTGGGCTGCTTGAAGATTAAATCGGCAGTGGCCTCGCACAAATCAAGCGGCACGTTAGGATACGCTACGCAGACATACTCCCTCACCTTGAAGCGGCTGGCCCAAAGCCGCAAGTCTTCACCCGCCATCTCAGCGTCGGTCAAGACCGTTATCATAAAGTCTTTGGTGTCTTGGTCGCTAACAAGCACAACATCATTCCACAAATTACCCTCCTTGCTCCATAACACATAGCCTTTGGCACCGTGCCACCCGTCCAGCGGGTGAACCGCCCAGCCGGCAGGCACATCGTCATTACAATGTGCATACCGGCAGCGAATCTGCTCATGCCTCGGCATCATACTCGATTTCAAAATAGGGCATCAGCTTGCCCTCGCCTCCACAAACGCCGCACTCCCATGAGTAGCTGCGGGTGATGTCAAACCCTATTTCGCTATGCTCGTATAAGTCAATGGGAATAACACCATTCCCCTCGCACTTTTCGCAGTCTAGCAATTCATCTGAATCAAAAACAATAAACATAGTTGACACCTGTGTTGAAAGTGGTTAGAACGGGGATATGGAGGGTTATATGCAAAGAGAAATTCCTGATTACAGCTTGTTCTTTGGGCGGAAGCATGTCAGTGCATCCGGCGCAACGCAGCCGATTGATGAGCATGTGTTGAAGCTGTACCTACGCAAAGAACACAAGATGAACTTCCCCTTTGCTGCGCGGCCCCGTGCTGGCCAGATAGTACAAAGCATAGCCGACATGGCGCTGGGCGTCCACGACTACAGCCCCATCCATGGCCCCAAGGAGCCCATGGATATTGACGAGGCAATCAGTCGCGGCCTGACAGAGTTCGAGTTTTACAAGCCTAGAGACTGGGACGGAGGCAAGGATGCAGAGGAATACCACCACTTCAAAGAAGTCATCCCAACAATGGCGCGATACGCTGTTGAAGGCATACGCGAGTTCTATAAAGGAGTCTCTTTCGAGGGCGAGTACCAGCGGCTCTACAACGAGGAGAAGCTGGATGTCCCTGTCATCCTGTTCCAAGACTTTACGGGCGCTGGTAGACAGATTGACCTGAAATGCAGCCTGCCGGTGCGGAACCCTCCGAAGAAGGACGGCACCCGCACATGGCGCAACCCGAAACCCAAGACAGAACCCACTGCCCAGCAAATCATGCAGCAGGCGGTCTATAACAAGGCCACAGGCGACGAGCCCGGCCTGCTGTTTGTGACGCCTGCGGGCTACAACATCGTCACCGCCGAGAACTGTGATGCACTAAAGCCGGAGGCTCTCGAAGCCACCTACCAAGACGTAGTGCAGCGCTGGGTGGTGCAACAGAATTTGCTCAAAGCTGCGAACCAGAATTGGGCAACCCTGTTTGGCCTAGTCCAGCCGGATTTTGGTCAAATCGCGGGCCGACATGGCCCTGACATCCTCAAAATAGCAAGAGAAACCTGGAGGGTTTAGCTATGACACTTGAAATCCAAAAGAACATTCCTGTACCCGCTCGTGGCTATGGCCGGGGCCGTCAATTGAGTAGCGAAAGCGAGATTGCTTTGAAGATGAAGCCCGGTGACAGTGTGCTTTGTCCTAATGAAGTTATCTACAGGCGCGTCATCAAGTGCCTGTCGAACTATAAGCGTCCGTATACCTCGCGGCGTTCACCGGAGGGCTTCCGTGTCTGGCGCATTGACGGGCGCAAAGCGCAACAGCTTTTAAACGGCCGCGTGGCAGCGACCCTGTAATGTCAGAGGAGGAAGAACGCCAGCAGAGGCTGGATGAGCTTGAGCGCTGTGTCACGGCGCTTGAGCAAGACTTCCTAGACATGAAGGCGGCTTGGACTGTTTTCATGCACCTGATGGCAGACCACTTGCACAAAGGAAAGGTAGAAGATGAGTAAGATAATGGATGCAATGGGGCTAGTCTCCGAATTGCATAAAACCCACGGTATCGCACAGCGAGGGGGCAAGAAATACACCCAAGTTGTGCATCGCATGGAGGCATTTAGGACCGTGTTCGGCCTTGATTGCGGCGTTGAAACTGAAATTCTTGTGGACGATGGGCATCGTGTGGTTGTCAAAGCGACAATTACAGGTGATAGTGGTTACCCAATCGGCTCAGGAATGGCCGAGGAAATCAGAGGACAGGGCAACGTCAACAAGACTAGCGCCTTGGAGAACTGTGAAACCTCAGCCATTGGCAGAGCGCTGGCAAGCATCGGACTGTCCGGTGGTGAGTACGCCAGTGCTAATGAAATGGAGGCTGTGCCGAGAAAGCAGCAGAATTTGGAAACATCCAGTTCGGGCGGCGACTCCGGTGGGAACCCTCCATCCCCTGTTGAGACGCCGTCCGATGCCTATGACGACGCTGACCGTCAGCTATACGTTCAGATGAAGAGTAGGCTGGAGAAGATTGAGGTGGCCGGCGGTGTTGATAACCTGTTTGTCGAGAACCGGCATCAGATTATGGACCTCAAGAAACGCAACCCTGAACGTGCGGAAACCATCCTTAACCTGTTCAAGCAACGCCAGAAGAGCTTAGGAGGCTAACAATGGCAACAAAATGGAAGAACATCACCCAGTTCCGGGCGTGGCCCAACGACAAGGGCGCGGCCAAGTACGGCAACAGCAAGTGGACGCCGTACAAGGAGGGTGCGCCTGCTGACGTGCACCTCAGGCATGACGTGCAGTATTCTGTGCGCGTGTACGAGAACGACGACGGTAGCATCACGCTGAAAGTCGAGCAGCCTGTCGAGTACACCAACACCGACAGCGTGGCTGCTGACGTGTCTCAGGATGGCTTCAAGCAAGTGGCAGAGGCGGCTGGTGTGCAGGAGACTGCGCGTAAGTCAAAGCTGAACCTGGATGACGACATCCCATTCTAAGTCAATCTTGGTAGTGCCTCGGCCAGACGGGTTGCTGGTTAGCATAGAGGGCGTGTCTCACTGGAGGGACATGAACTCAACTCAGCTTCTCTTTATGGCCGAGCGCTTCCTTAAAGCAGGACTGGAGGCCCAGCGTGAAGAGAAGAGGGCCGCGAACCAAGAAGAAAGACACGAGAAAGGTTAGCTGTGTTTTCTGCGGCAAGGACCATTATGTCATGGATGGAACGTGGATTGCGAATGGGAACGGCCACGTCCTATGCCATGATTTGCAAGGAGGGTGTAGTGCAAAAATGCAACGAGTGCGGGCAAGTGATACTTGAGAAGGGCATACCAATACCCGGCGCACAGCGGGACAAGTGGAACATCCTTGACCAGATGGAGGTCGGGGACTGCTTGGCTGCAACCACAGAAGCGGACTACGAGAAGGTGCGCGGCGCAATGTATCACAGAGGTATGAAGTACCGGTCACGCAAAGAGCCTAACGGTACTGGGTACAGAATCTGGAGGATTGAATGAGTTATTGTAGATGGAGTACACCAGTCCCTGAACTGACACCCGATGTGGATGTGTCTTTTGACAAGATGATGGAACTGTACGAGAAGGGTGGCTACAAACTATGGGCAAAGTACCTCAAAGACAACGAGGTGATTAGGTCTGACGCCTATGTCTATGAAGCTGAAACCGGATTTATATGTCACTGGTGTGACACAGAATTTGTAGTTGCAGACGAGAGTTTTGATACACCGGGAGAGATGGCTGAGTACCTGATTGAAATGCGAAAGAAAGGTTTTCGTGTGCCAAAAGATGCAATACAGATGTTGGTTGATGAAGCTGACAGCGAGTAAACAACCCTGCTCCCTAATTCTAGTCGAGGGGTTTGGTGGGTACTAGACCAGCAGGATTATCGTCCATGTGTAATGGGCGATAGGGCATGACTGACTATGCTGCGTAGGGTCGTCATGTCTGAGCGGGAGGTACCCGCATAGCAACGGCAGCTATCCCTATGTTGGATGTCGGCATAGGGCGATATATCAAATCCTTTCTGCGTATGCGGCGGGGATAGGGCATCCCAAATTAAACAGGGCACATAGCGATGACTAAATTTACACCAGAGCAGCTTGCGCTGTTGGAAGAGAAAATCGAGTTCACAGAGGACGGCTTTGACATTATTGGCGACCTGCCCGGCAATATCTGGCGCGATGTCTTGGGCAGTGTCTGGGGAGATGTCGGGGGCGACATCCGGGGCAGTGTCAGGGGCGATGTCTGGGGCAATGTCAAGCGCAGTGTCTGGGGCAATGTCGGTATCGATGTTGTGGGCAGTGTCGGGGGCACTGTCTGGGGCGGTATCGGTGACGTAATTCGGCCACGGATGGGTGAGAGAGGAAAAAGCCAATGACTAAACTTACACCAGAGCAGCTTGCTCTGTTGGAAGAGAAAATCAGCTTTACAGAGGACGGTTTTGATATCGTCGGTGACTTGCCCGGAAGTGTCCATCACAGTGTCTTGGGCAATGTCGGGGGCAGTGTCTTTGGCAATGTCGGGGGCAGTGTCTTTGGCAATGTCGGGGAAGATGTCTCGGGCAGTGTCGGGCGTGATGTCGAGGGCAGTGTCAGGGGCAGTGTCTTGGGCAATGTCGGGCGCAATGTCTGGGGCAGTGTCGGGGGCAAGATAGGCCACGGATGGGTGAGAAAGGAACCGGACAACAATATGGCTGGCGTAATCAATGTTGAGACGGTGGAGGAACACGACGATGGTTCAGCCACTGTGGTATTCGAGTGTGACGATGAGGCGAGGAAGGCACTCATCAACGAAGGTCTCATCTCTCTGCTAGAGAAGACAGTGAGTGAGCGGCAACCATCCGGAAATTCCGGATAGTCCAATTTGGGTGGCGGCTTCTCCTTGGGGCGTAGGGTATTGAGTTTGTCTGCGTCCGTGCTGGAGACGTTTCGCATGTGGAATGAGCCACATGCCAGGCTGAACCGGCGGAATAGAATACCAAGATGCCAGCCTAGTTTGGCCCAGAGGTTTGTCTAACAGACTAGGATATGGTTAATCCTGCCGCGTAAAGGTATTAAGGGCAATCTTGGGACACTCAACTTCTGTGGTTGGGTAGCGATGTGGGGGCATCACACCTAGCCACTGAGCCTCGTCGGGTTTACGGTTTCCCGGCGGGGCTCTTTTTTCTGGAGTAGCTACCCTTGCCCTTCTTGGGCTTGACGACGCGCGGCTTGAACAGCTTGCTCATCAGGCTCTTGGCTTGCGGGTTGCGCGGTTTCACTTCTTGGACTTCTTGGCCTTGTTCCGCTTGGAGATAGCTGCCGCCTTCTTCCTAGCGTCAGCCTTGCTTGAGGCACCCCATGCCCGTAGAGAGAGCAGGAGCCGTGTCGGTTTGCCATCGCGGTACTCCGGGCCTTTCATGCCAGCCATACGGGCGAGGAACGACGCACGGCGCGGGTTGTCGCCCTTCTTCACGGGACGCTTCAAGTTCATGCCCTGCTTCTTGGCAGAGCGACGGCCAGCCTCGTTCAAGCCACCCTTCGGGTTCTTGCCTGCCTTGCGCTGCCATGCCGGAGTCTTGGCCATTACTTCTTCTTCATCTTGGTGGCCTTCTTGATGTCGGCACCAGTGATTTTCTTGCGAGGCTTGGCCATAGCCGCCAGACGCCTCTGCTTCGGGGAATATTTAGAATAAGGCATGTAAGTCTCCACGCTAAACATTACGCATACGCTCAACGAGCCTGTCAGCCCGTGCTGTTACTTGGTTATACCACAAACTGTCCACCATCTCATCCGCTGCGCGGTGCCAGTCACGGTCATCGACAGCGGCCTTCATGCCCCGGAACCTGGACAAGCGCGGCAACCCCATATTAAAAAGCATATTGGCGATGATTAGCTGCACCTCTTCCGGCAAGTCAGCAAAGTCAGGATATAGCTTCTCGCAGTCCTGCAACGTGATGGTGATGTCCGCCTCAAAGGCTTCCCGTACCCGTTCGTCGCTAACGCTAGTGCCAACTGGCTCACCATGCTCAGGGTCTTTCTTGGTAATCATGTGGCCTACGCCAAAGGTGGGGTGCCCTGCCGGGCAGATGTAAATCTCGTTGACGCACCCCTCGTCTGCCTTGAGGTCGTCAGCCAGCTTGACCAGATTCATTTTGTTTTCCTGTAGCGCTTCGTCTTCTGCGCGATTCGTTTTGGTTGCTTGCTAACTTGTTTTCCGGCTCTAGTAGCCTTCCTCTTCGCTCTCGTGGTCGCCGCATACTCTTGGGGTGAGAGGGCTTTAATGGCTCTAGCCGGTAGATAGCGCTCCCCGGTTGCTTTCGGACCCTGCGTGGACGGCTTGCCACTCTTCGTCCTCCATTTCTGCTTTGTCCAAGCCTTGAGACTCTTCTGTGGTTTCTTGAGTGCCATTAGTTTTTATAGCCGCCCCCTGCTGCCTTGTATTGCTTGGCCAGCATCTGTGCTTTGCGGGCAGACCATTGGCCAGGCTTGCCGCCTTTGCCGCCAGCTTTGATTTTGGAGAAAAGTCTTTTGCGCATAGTGGGCTTGGTGTAGTTACCGGCCTCGTTTACGCGAGACTTTGTTTTAGTGGGTTTGCGGGCCATCACTTCTTCCTGAACTTGTCCAAGCCCTTGATGCCAAGGGCAGCGCTGCACACCAAGAATACCAAATATTGATACCAGTCGGGTAGTTCATTCAGCCGGTCAAAACCGTTCTTGACCACACCCTCCATGCCGGGGATGAACACCAGCACGACGGGGATAAGCACAATCACCGTGACGATTTCGTCTTTGAGGGATGTCTGTGTGGACTGCGCCATGATGAGTTCCCACTTGGAATCATGCGTGGCGGCTGTCTTCATTACCTCGGCTTCGGCCTCGGCCTTGGCAATCTTGACCTGAGACTTGGCAGCTTTCTCTGCGGTTTTGCCCTTGAGCCAGCTACCAGCCAACTCCCCTACCACCGGCAACAAAGCCTGAATCATCTCTTTTCACTCCCAAGCCAGACAGCAAAGGCACCCGTCATCGCGCCCGAAACAACGCTGACCATCGCGCTCTGCTGCGTCGTTATGTCTTCGAGGGACATGCCCCACTCAATGACGCGGATGTACATGAACGTCATGATGAACATCATGAAGCGTGGCAGTATCTTCCACGCCAAGAAGCGCTCCATTGTAATATCCATTATAATCTCCCCTGCTCATGTAGAATAAGAAGCACCAGCCCAGTGACAACGGCCAAGCAGCCAACAGCAAACGCGGCGATTATTATACCGTCTAAAATCTTGCGGCGTTTCTCTGCGGCAGCAACGGCAGCCTCCCGCCTGGCCACCCTAGCCTTGGCCTGAAACTTCTGCCAGTCATGCCAGAGCCCCGGCCTGCCAGCGTAAATCATGATGGTCTTTAGCTCGTCTTCCTGCTGCCGTATTTTCTCCAGCGCCATAAACTCTTCAAGGTCGGAGCCACCGCCCTTCTTCTGCGCCTTCTGCTGTAGCTTCTCCTTGGCACCGACAAACTCAGCAATCGCGCTGCCAGCGGCGGCTATCTCCTTACCATTCTGGACCGCTTGCTTGATGACAGAAAAAGCGGCATTAGCGGCGGCGAGTTCAGCAAGCATCAGTAAATCCTTGTGCTGTCACGCCTGACCTGAACAGGCAGGCAATAGCTGGTAATCCGTCCTCCCTGTTTGTGAAGGCGCTGCGCAAAATACACGCAGTCATCCACGTTCCAAAAGTGCATGTCCTTGCTTTTAGGCTTGTCGTCTAGGAAGACGTACAGCAGGAACACATGCACCAGTTCCACATCAGTCGCGCCCGGTCCACTTGCGGACGGTCTCGGTCTCCCATATGCGGATGATGACCCAGACGCCGGTGATAACCGCCACAGCATCCGGTGCCATACCAATCCACGCAGCGAAAGTCCCGCTGCCAGCGGCTACGTCAATCAGGACTTTCTGCTCTTCGGGCATTAGCTTGCCGTGTAACCCTGACCAGCAGTGATAGCGGCATTGACCGCTGTCATGTCCTCGTCAGTCCAGTAGTCCTTTGCCACCATCAGTTCCAGATGCTCGACGTTGCGGTCTACGCAGTCTTGCCTGTCGGCTGCATCGTCGTCAGCCATTGTGTCGCCAGCAATGATGGCATTGATAAGGTCAACGCTGTGACCCATTGCGGTGTAGTTCTGTGCGATTTGTTCGCTAGTGATTTCGTCCATTGTAATCTCCTTTAGTTGGCTTCCAGTGCGGCCACACGGGCCTCAAGTGTTTCAATCTTGGCGATGGCTTCTTGCAGTGCGCCGGTCAGCAGCGGCACCAGCTTGCTCTGGTCGATGCCCTGCATCACTGCGTTGCCGTCATCATCCACCTCGTTGTGTGTGCCGGTGACAGCCTCCGGCACAACAGCCTGCGCCTCGTGGGCAAGGAAGCCGTCAACCGTTCTGTCGGCGTCTGCGATGAAGTTAAAACGCTTCGGTGCCAGTGCCTTCACACGGTCGATTGCACCGGTCATGTCGGCTACGTTTTCTTTGAGGCGGTGGTCTGAGGATGTGTTGTATGATGTCCCAGAACCGTTTGTGTCAATACTGCCGACAGAATCAGCAGTGTCACTGCCAAAAATGATGTGACTAGATGGGCCAGTGCCCGGAACACGGCTATGTATTGTGGCATTAGTCCCGGCAGTTTTCAGGATGTTTAGGAAGGCAGAGTAGGTAGCGTTAGACGTGTTGTTGATTCGGACGTTCCCGGTAGGACGGTCAACTCTAATGGCTTCGCGCAGTGTCCCGTCGTGATACGTTGAAATAACAAAACCACCAGCGCTGCCAAGCCCTAACGCAGCGCCATAATCGCTGTTTCCGTCATGAAGTCTGATAAAATTTTCAGCACCATTCGCCGCATCTATATGAAGACTTGAGAGCGGATTTGACTCTCCGATGCCCACGTTGCCGCTGCTGTCGATTACCTGTCTAGGATTACCATCGCCATCTGACAGCACGATGTAGTTGTCGGATGTGCGGATGTCTAGGCCACCCTGATTGCCGTTGTAGCGACCAAGAATGGTGTTCTTTGTGCCGCTGGTAATATTTTCACCAGCACTGCGGCCCAAGAATGTGTTGCTGTCGCCTGTGCAGTTGAGGCCAGCCTGACGCCCAACAAAAACGCAGTTGCTTAAAGATGTGCCGACGCTTCCAGCTTGTGAGCCAACGGCCACGCTGTTGCTGCCGTTTATGTTTGCGTCGAGAGATAAATCTCCTATCGCAACATTGCCTGCGCCAGTGGTGTTTGCGGTGAGTGCAAAATATCCAACTGCTGTGTTGTTTGCCGCAGTTGTGTTAGCTGCAAGTGTTTCTGCGCCAAGTGCGGTGTTGTTAGACCCTTCGGTGTTCAGGTAAAGCGCACGGTACCCGTGACCCGCATTGTTGGTGCCAATGGTGTTTGTCGTAAGTGACTGATAGCCCACTGCGGTGTTGTTGGATGCGGTGGTGTTTGCATC